CGGGGCAGTTGCTCAGGTACAACTCAAACCGTTGGGAGAACTGGTCTCCAAACTTCTTAACCGCCGAGAGTGATACGCTTCAGACCGTAACCTCTAGGGGTTCATCCACCACTACTGGTGCAAACTTTGGTGGTAATGTCGGCATTGGGACGAGTGCGCCCACAACTAATTTATCAATTACTAATGGAGCAACAATGTATGCTTTACAAGAAGGTGCTTTATTAGATATAAAAAGAAATGCTTCAAACGGTAATGACGCCACATCAAGGTCAGGTCTTAGATTAGGAAATAACTCAAACGCTTTTTCAATTTTTTATGGAGGAACTTCAGATAGGTTAAGATTTATAGATGGTGGCGGGGTAGAGGTAGTGTCACTTGTAAACGGAGGCAACGTCGGCATTGGCACGACAGCGCCAAGTGGAAAATTTCAAGTTGTTCTACCTGCTTACTTAAGTGAAGATACAGATAGCCAACAGGCTATTTTTGGTAGTGGAACAAGTGGATATGGAGTTAGAATAGGTTACAATGAAAGTAATAATATAGGTTATATAAATTCATTAAAACCTGGAGTTGCTTGGTCAAATCTTCAAATACAAGCAAATAACATAATCTTTGCTCCTGTTGCCACCGAGCGAATGCGTCTTCACGCTTCAGGTAACTTATCTGTGGGTAATACGTCAGATGTTGAAAAGATTTATGTTAGTGGTAATATAAGATTGACTTCAGGAAATTCCTTTAAAGCTACTTACGATAATAGTGATAGTTATCACGGGGCATTATCTTGGGCAACTCTTCAATTAGGGAATAACGGAGATAATAGAATTATTGGCGGTAGAACAGCAGTAGGTGGAAACTTAAAGTTTTATGTAAATAACACTAATGATGCCACAAACTATTCAACTACACCTAATGGCACTTTGGCATTAACCATCGCCTCCACAGGCGCAGCTACTTTCTCAAGCAGCGTAACGGCAACGCAATTTAACATTTCAAACAGCAATCAAACTATAAGCATTGCAAATACAAGCGATATACAAATAAATGCTGCTGCTGCAGGTTCTAATATTTTATTTAGAGTAGCAGGAGATGAAAGAATGCGTATCACCTCCGCAGGCTTGGTTGG